AAACGAATTAAAAGCACAGATAAATGGGTAAAAATCAATCAGCATCCAACCTCACCAATATAATAAAGCAAGACGCTAACGGCAACATTACATTCGTTAGTGGTTCTACCACTCTAATGTCTGTTAGCTCGTCAGGCGCTATCACAACTACAGGTGTGATTAGTGGCTCTAATGCGTTATCGGCATCATATGCCCTATCATCATCATATGCTGCAAATGCAACAAATGCAACATCTGCATCATATTGGAGTGGCTCAATTACTAACGCTTTATCTGCGTCTTATGCGGCGAGCGCCTCAAACGCATCAAATACCGCTTTATTCAATAGCACAGCTTCATCCGTTTTTGCTACAACAGGTAGCAATACCTTTATAGGCACTCAAATTATTACGGGTTCATTAACTGTAAGTGGCTCTCAAACATTTATTGGTACTAAAACCATAACGGGAAGTGTGTTTATTAGCGGTTCTAAAACCATTGTTGGTGATAACACAATTACTGGTTCAATGTTAATAAGTGGTAGTCTTACTGCTACAGGTACTATTACAGCAACAACATTGGTAGTACAGACTATAACCTCAAGTACTGTTTATAGTTCGGGTTCAAATATATTTGGAAATGCTTTAAATAATACACAAACGTTTACTGGTAGTGTTAATGTTACTGGTTCTACTAACCTTGCAGGCTCATTAATAGCAAATAAAATAGCTATTAATTCAGGCAACTTAACCTTAGCTAATTTTCCTACACTTGATTTAATAGTAAGCGGAGGAATTGGGTTTTCGTCTGGTGGTAGTGGGGCGGCGGCTTTAGTAAATAAAGACGGTTCGGGTAATATAACATTTTATGGTAGTTCAGGTGATATTAAATTTACTGATGTTGCTATGACTAGTAACTATTTAACTATTAAGAATGCAGGTAATGTATTAATAGGAACTACTACTGATGCAGGGTACAAGCTAGATGTTAATGGTACAGGAAGATTTACAGGAGCATTGACTGGTACAAGTGCTACATTCTCAAGTAGTGTAACAGCAGGAACAGGTGGGTATTTAATAAGTGGTGATAATCACATTAGGTTAAATAATACTGTTTCACAAAACCAACAAATACAATACCAAAATAATGGTACTACCAAATTCCAATTATATTTAGATTATGCTACAAATGGTTTTAGTATTTATAATTCTGCTCAAAGTGCTGATAACTTTACCCTAGCATCCACAGGAGCAGCTACATTCTCTAGTAAAGTAGCAGTAAATAGCCCAATAAGTGCTTATGCAAATGGTATTACAGTAGGAGGTACAGGAGCTGGATTTATGATGTATTCATCTGCTACAGGTAACCAACCAAATATACAAATATTTAATAACTCATTATATGGTTATGGTGTAATGGGTATTGTTAGTGGGACTGGTGCAAGTACTGGAGACGTATATGCATTAGGTTGGAATTCAAGTGCTAATGCAGCTTTTACTCCCATATTAAATTGGGGTAGTACAGGAAATGTAGGTATAGGAAGAACTCCATCTTATAAATTTGATGTTAATGGAATAATTAATGCAGAAGGTGCTGGAAGTTCTTTAGGGATTACTAATGTATATTTTTTAGGTAGATTTGTGGGGCCTGGTAGTGGGTGTGTACTTGGATATAATGATACTGATATAAGGGGTTACCTTTCATCTTCTGGAACAAACAGTTCCCTTGGTTTTATAACTAATGCCTCTGGCACTAATTATGAAAGAATGCGTATTGCAAGTGATGGAAAGGTTACAATTACTGCACCTGCTCATAACCAACTAACTGTTCAAGATAGTGATGCAAAAATAGAATTTGGGGCTGATGATGGTACTATGATAGGAATTGGGATGGTTACAGCGGGTGATGGAATAACATGGTTTACAGGAAGACACAGACCAGGTTCAGCTGGAATTTATGATGAGATGAACGTAGCACGTTTAAGTGGTACTTGGGTAAATTTATTTAGAATCTATTCTAACGGTAACTGGGATTTTGCAGGTTCAGATGTATCAGATGTAAGATTAAAAGAAAATATTGAAGTAATAAATTATAATGCTACTGAAAAACTATTACAATTAGTTCCGAAGTCATATAATATGATTGAACATCCTACTATTTCTAAAAGTGGATTTATCGCACAAGAAGTTAAAGAAATATTACCAAATTTTGTAAATGGTACTGAATCAGAAAATGAATATTTAGGTGTTGATTATAATGGTATATTAGCATTGGCAGTAAAATCAATCCAAGAACTAAACACAAAGCTAGACGCATCTAACGCAGAAATAGAAGCACTAAAAAATAAATAATGGGTCAAAGTATAACTCTAGTAGAACAATTTGGCGCTCCAACTTTTACCAGTTTAAGAACAATTGGCAATACTACAGTCGGAAATAATCTAACAGTTAGTAGCAGTATTACTGCCCAATCACTAGTAGTAAATACAAAACTCGACGCAGCTAACGTAGAAATAGAAGCACTAAAAGCAAAATAAATTTGGTTGTCTCCTATCTCTTGTATATATTTATATCAAACAAATAAAATATAATATGTTATTATTCATTACAATCATTGTTATTGCTGTAGTAATTGCTCTAGTATATAACAACAACAAGAAAAAAATCGCTGAAACTATTGAGAAGGTTGAATCAACAATCGCCCCAGCAGTTAAAGAAGTTAAAGAAGTAGTCGCTGAAGCTCAAGCAGAAATCGCTAAAGCTAAAAAACCAGCCGCTAAAAAAACAACTAAGAAGTAATTATGGAAAAAATCAGTTTAAAATTATTCGAATTCTATAATTTAGAATCAGAATTAAACGGAGTTACGAATCAACAAACCGGCGAGAAAATCTCTGCTGGATTATTAGCTGAAAAATTAAAGTTAACAACTAAATATTGGTTAACTGAATTAGCTAAGAAAGTAGCTGCCGAAAAAACAACAGTTGAAACTCTTAAAGAAGAGTTAATCAAAAAGCATGGCGAAGCAGACGAAACTGGAAACATTAGTATCCCAATGTACATCGACATCGTTAAAGATGAAGATGATAAAATCATTGATGGTAAGAACAATCCAAAGTTCATTGAATTTCAAACAGAATTCAACGCACTGTTACAAGAAGAAAAAGAATTAAAGTACAAACCAGTAAATCTTAGTGAATTAGAAAGCATTGAGTCAGATGGTAACTACCCTACATTCTTTAAATTGGTTGTAGCTGATGAACAAGCTTAGTGAAATATTTCAGGCGTGGGTGGCTGCGGCTAATCCCACTCCTGAACAAAAGCTATTAGCCGAAATGCGTACCGCTGTTTGCGATGCGTGCGAACATAGATCTTATAACAAGACATTTGATGTAGATACTTGTGGTTTATGTGGATGTCCACTCAAGAAAAAAGTATTTAGTCCTGCGGGACCTAACGCCTGCCCAGGCAGAAAATGGGAAAAATAAAGTATATGTCACAATTAACTCCTGAAGAATTACAATCTGTAAAAGATTTACAATCAAAGTATAATCAAACTGTGTTTGAAATTGGCGTTGCTGAAACGCAAATTTTAACACTTGAAAAGCAAATCGTAAAGCTACGCGACGATAAAACTGCTTTGATTAAAGATCTTGAAACAATCGAAACAAAAGAAGCAGCATTAGTCGCTACACTACAAACAGTGTATGGTAATGGCGCTATAAATCCGGAAACCGGAGAAATCACAACTACTCAATAATAGTTCGCGTTTTGTCATTGGTTTTAGATATTTATTATTAGGTCAATCCTATTAAATTTCAAAAACAATAATACAAAATGGCAGAAAAAATTATAAGCCCTGGCGTTTTCCAGAACGAAAGTGATCAGAGTTTAGTACAAAGAGGCATTCAAGGTACCGCAACAGCAATTGTAGGCCCTACAGTAAAAGGTGCTCCTTTTGTACCTACTTATGTAACTTCTTATACTGAGTTTGCATCAATCTATGGTGAAACTTTTAAAAGTGGTAGCTACTATTATGAGTATTTAACCTCAATTGCTGCTAAAGAATATTTTCAAAACGGTGGTAATACATTGTTAGTAACTCGTATTACTAATGGTAGTGGTTCTGTTAGTACTTATGCTAGCGCTAGTGTACTTAATATTTCTAGTAGCCTTTACACTGGTTCAACAAACTCATTTACTTTAGAAACATTAGCTTGGGGTGATACAATGAATAACGTATCTACTTTATCTAGTGGTTCATTACCAAGTGGTTCATCTGTAAACGTTCGTTGGGAAGTAACAAATGTAAACACCGGTAGTGGTGTATTTACTTTAGCCGTTCGTCAAGGTAATGATAATGATGCTCAAAAGAATTATATCGAAACTTGGCCGAACTTATCATTAGATCCAAACTTACCTAACTACATTTCTCGTGTAATTGGTGATACAAAATATGTTTGGAATTATAACACTACAGACGGTACTTCATATATTCAACAAACTGGTTCTTATAACAATGCTTCTAAGTATATTAGAGTAGCAACAGTTAATCCTCAAGTTGATTCAATTGATAATAATGGTGCTTACAAAGCTGCAATTTATGGTTTATCATTACCTGCAACAGGTAGTGGTTCAATAGGTGGTGCTTTTCAAGGTGGTGTAGCTGCAACAACATTAGCAGGAGGTCAAGCAATGAATGAATTAATTTCAGCAACAAATATTCAAGGATATACTCCGGCAGATTATCTTACTGCATTTAATTTGTTAGCGAATAAAGATGAATACAGATTTAATGTATTATTAGCTCCAGGTGTTACTTTAGCTAGCAGTGCTGCTTCAACTATGATTTCAGTTGTAGAAGGAAGAGGTGATGCTATTGCAATTATAGATAACGGTGTATATGGTACTGCTGTAACAACAGCCGCTACAAACGCTGCTGGTCAATCTAGCAACTATTCTGCAACATATTATCCTTGGGTTCAATTATACAGCTCTAACTTAGGTAAAACTGTATGGGCTCCTCCATCAACTGTAATGGGTGGTGTATTAGCATTCAACGACCAAGTAGGTGCTGAATGGTTTGCCCCAGCTGGTTTAAACAGAGGTGGTGTTCCAAATGTATTAAAAGCTGAAAGAAGATTATCTCAATCAGATCGTGATACATTATATAGTGCAAATGTTAACCCATTAGCTACATTCCCTGGAGAAGGTGTTGTAGTATTTGGTCAAAAGACATTACAACGTAGAGCTACATCATTAGATAGAGTTAACGTTCGTCGTTTATTAATTTCATTAAAAGACTTTATAGGTCAAGTAGGTAACAACTTAGTATTTGAACAAAATACAAACGCTACAAGAAATAGATTCTTAGCTCAAGTTAACCCTTACATGGAATCAGTAGTACAAAGACAAGGTTTATATGCTTACAAAGTTGTAATGGATGAAACAAACAATACAGCTGATGTAATCGATAGAAATCAATTAGTAGGTCAAATATACATTCAACCAACAAAAACTGCTGAATTTATAATCTTGAACTTTAACGTATTACCAACAGGCGCTACATTCCCTGCATAGGGGAATGTGGTTCCAATATTTATTAATAGCAATTAAAATTTAACATAAAATGGCAGTATTAGACGCTAACGAAATCATGTTCACCGCTTTTGAACCAAAAGTTCAGAATCGTTTTATCATGTATGTAGATGGGATTCCCGCATACTTGATTAAGAGTGCAACAGCACCAGGATTCGAAGCCGGTGAAATTATCTTAGATCATATTAACGTTTACCGTAAAGTAAAAGGTAAAGTACGTTGGAATGATATGACTTTAAACTTATTTGATCCCGTAACACCATCTGGTGCTCAAGCCGTAATGGAATGGGCTCGTTTGGCTCACGAATCAGTAACAGGTCGTGATGGATATTCTGATTTCTATAAAAAAGACTTAACATTAGATATTTTAGGTCCAGTAGGCGATATCGTAGGTGAGTGGATTGTAAAAGGTGCTTATGTAAAAACAGCAACTTTTGGTGAGTATGATTGGGCTAATGAAGCAGCAATCAACTTGTCAGTAACCATCGCTATGGATTATTGCGTATTGAACTTCTAAGATATACAATATAATATTAGAAAAGCGTTAGCCTATTTGGTTAACGCTTTCTTTTTGCATATATTTATATATACAACAAATAAAAACGTTATATGGCTGAATTTAAAATTCCAACCGAAACAGTTACATTACCTTCAAAAGGTTTATTGTACCCTAAAGAATCACCACTTGCTAAAGGTGAAATTGAAATGAAATACATGACAGCGGCTCATGAAGATATTCTTACTAACGCTAACTATTTAAGAAATGGTACAGTAATTGATAAATTATTACAAGCGCTTATTGTTACTGACATTAATTACAATGATTTATTAGTTGGTGATAAAAATGCAATATTAATCGCTGCCCGTATTTTAGGATATGGTAAAGATTATACTATTACACATAATGGTAAAGAAGTTACTGTTGATTTAACTCAATTAAGTGAAAAAATAGTTGATGAATCTTTATTTAAAGCAGGTATAAATGAATTTACGTTTACATTACCAAAATCAGAAAATGTAGTAACATTTAAATTATTAGCACACGGTGATGAGCAAAAAATTGATGCTGAAATTAAAGGTTTACAAAAAGTTAACCCAAATAGCTCAACCGATTTAACCACAAGAATGAAATATATCATCACCTCAGTTAATGGAGATCGTGATGTTAAATCAATTCGTAATTTTGTTGATAATGCTTTATTAGCACCTGATGCTAGAGCATTGCGCAAATACTATGCTACAGTATCACCCGATATCAACATGAAGTTTATTCCTCAAGATGAAGACTATGTTGGGGAGGGCATAGACATTCCTATTTCACTTAACTTTTTTTGGCCTGACTCCGGAGTATAGATTATTCTTATTTAAACAAATACATGAAATTGTATTTAATGGACAGGGTGGTTATGATTGGCTTACTATATACAACATGCCTATTTGGCTACGTAGATTTACTTTTGAAACATTAAAGGAATATTACGATAAACAAAAAGAGGAAATGGATAAGCAAAATAATATGCTTAAAAATAAAAGTAGTAAAGATTTACCACGTCCCGACATAGCTCCAAAACAACCGAATTATACATCAAAGGCGCCTAAAAAATAGGCGCTTTTTATATTTATATTATATAATAATGCATTATGGCTGACGATATAAAACAACTCCAGGAAGATTTTAAAAAACTTAATGAACAAGTACGTGCATTAAATGGTAGTTTTTTTGAAGAAATTCCTACTAATTTAAATGCACTTAAAAACGGAATAAAGTTTTTAAATGACGAATTAAAAGTTTCTAAAGACATAGCTGGAAGTTTAGCAGCAGCTCTTAAAGACTCTATATCAGAATTATCTAAAGGGGATACCAATACTAAAAGAATTGTAGGTGGGTTTAAATCTTTAGAAAGCATTGCTTCTAAGTTCAAATATGATATGTTAGAATATTCTGTTATGTCTAAAAAAGAGATAACAAACAATATTACTAAAATTAAACAAAATAAAGATCTTCTTCAAAGCATTCTTAACCAAGGGCAAATAGAGCAAGATGTAAGAAAGTTAGGGCTAGAAACCGAATCTGAAATTAATGCAGAAATTAGAAAACGAAAAAATGAAACTCAGTTTGTAATTAATCAAAGTGATAAATTATTAAAATATGCTGAAGATCGTTTAGAAGAAGAGAAAAAAATTCAAAAACAACTAGGTTTAACAGGTGCTGCTGTTAATGGTATAGTAGGGGCTTTAGGAAAACTAGGTGTAAATAGTATTTTCTTTGACGGTTTAAAAGAAGATTTAAGAGATGCTGCTAAAAGCACTAGTTCATTAGGAAAGTTTGGTACATCTGCTAAAGTAGTATTTACAGCAATTTCAGGTCTAACAAAAGGAATAGGACAAGCACTTACTGATCCTCTCACTATATTAACATTTTTTGTAACTCAAGGATTAAAAGCAAATAAACAATCTGTTGAATTAGGAAAATCTTTAGGTATTAGTGCAAATGAAGCTAATAAACTAAGACAAAATTTTGTTGAGTATTCTAGAGCAGCAGATAGTGCTTTTGTTACTACAGATAGATTATTAAAAGCACAATCTGACTTATCTGAACAATTAGGACTTTCTGTAAAATTTAGTGGAAAAGAAGCAGAAGAATTTTCTCGCTTAACAGAATTAACTGGACTAACTGCAGAGGAAGCAGGTAAACTATCTATAGCTTCTGCCGCATCCGGAATGGAGATAGATAAATACACAGATGATCTTCGTTTATCTTCTTTTTATGCTCAACAAGCAACTAAAACTCATTTTAGTTCTAAAAGCATACTACAAGAAATATCTAAACTAAGTTCAGGTATATTAGTTAAATTTCAAAGCAATCCAATAGCACTAGGAGCAGCTATAGTACAAGCAAAAAAACTAGGTAGTAGTTTAGAACAAGTAGATAAAGTTGGTGAATCATTACTTAATTTTGAATCATCAATTGAGAATGAATTAAAAGCAGAATTAATAACAGGTAAACAGCTTAATCTAGAAAAAGCTCGTTATGCTGCTTTAACAGGCGACCAATTAACACTAACTAAAGAAATTACTGATCAAGTAGGAACTTTAGCTGATTTCCAAGGAATGAATGTTATTGCTCAAAAATCATTAGCTGAGGCTTTTGGTATGACTAGAGATGAAATGGCAGATATGTTGTTAAAACAACAAAAGTTTAACAAATACGGAGATTTAGCAAAAGATGCTACTGATGAACAGTTAAAAAACTATGAACTTTTAAAGAAAACCCAATCAGAATTAACATTATCTCAATTTTTAAAAGATCAAGAACAACAATTAACGGCACAACTTAAATTTAATAATGCTGTTACTAAATTACAAGATGTTATAGGTAATATAGTAGCAGGTCCTTTAGGAAATTTTTTAGATATGTTATCTAAAAGTTTAGAAACAATAACATCTATAGGAATTGGATTAGGAACAGTATGGGCTATTTCTAAAGGAATAGCAATTGTACAAGGTATATCAACAGCTTTAACAGTAAGAAAAATGATTGCTGAAGAAGGATATGCCGCTTTTCTAGCAGTAAGTAATGGCTTTTTAGCAAAAGGTTTAGCACTGCAGGTAGCTAATGCTACCGCCTGGGTAATTGCAAACCCATATTCTGCTATAGCAGGTTTAGCTTTAGCAGCAACAGTGGGTACTTTAGCTTATGGTTCTATGCAAAAAACACAAGATGGTATTGCACCATCAAGTAAAGGTCCATTTACAATTACAGATGCCTATGGTGCTACAGCAATAACAGCTAAAGGAGATGGATTAGCAGTATCACCTAATATTAGTAGAGATTCTATTAATAAACCAATGCAACCATCCTTTAACACATCCGCTATTACAGATGCAATATCGGCGCTTAGTAATACTGTAAACGGCTTAATTAATAGACCTCAACCAACACCACAATTTGCATTGCACGTTGATGGTAGACAATTAGGTACAGCCGTTGGTAAACAAATGGAAACAGGTACAGCGCAAAACATATACACAGGTTATAAAGTAGCATAACAATTAAATATTTATATAAAACAACAATACAATGGCAACAAAAGGAATTTTATCAAATCTAAAAAACATGGTTTTAGGCCTTAGAGGCAACAAACCATCTACATTTGGTGTTGACCCAACTCCACCAGCTTCATTACACAACACTTACTCAACAACAGGTACACCTAATGTTAAGTGGAATACTAATGGACTTAAAGGAATGAAACCAGCTCCATCAAAATTAGACGATATTAAAAGCAAATACACACCAGGCAAAGGATCATACCTTAACACACTACCAACTAAATAGTAAATGCCAGGCTCAAAACTAGTAAAGTTAAAAACGGATCTTAAGTCCCTTAAATATGGACATGACCGTCAAGGGGATGGGAATAGTGGTCAACCATACATCACTGCACCTATTCCTAATAGGCTATCTACTAGTCCTTTTGACGATGGGTATATTAGAGGTGGTATGACGGTTGCTGATAAAGCATCTAAAGAAGATTTATTAAGAATAAGTAAATTCTTTAATGATAAACCTAAAGGATCTTTATTTATTGCTCGTCAAGTAAAATTACAATTTAGTAATCCTAAACTTGAAGTTAAAAAATTTCGAACAAACAATACAGGGTTTGGAATATTTGATGGTGTAGTAAATTTAGGAGCAAGTATATTCAATGTTGTAAATGAATTAGCTCCAGGCCCTACTCGTTTATACAATAAAGGTATTAATACCTTAAAGCAAGTTGATAATAATGCTTTTGGACAGCATTTTAATAGACATGGTATATTACCTGTTCAAGATGATAACACAAAATATTACGCTGTTGTTAAATACAACAATGAAAATGGTAGTAATAGATTAGTTGGTTTAAAAAATAAATTAATTAAAGTAGTAGAACCACCAAGTAATTTCTTAAATAGTGTTAATTGGATCTTAAGTAATGTTAATGCTATTTTTAATACAAGTTTAAGTGCTAGAGGATTACAAGCACCTGAACTTACAATTGATTCTTATTTAGGTGGTCCTGGATCAAGTTATGGTCAAGGACAAACACTTATTAGACGTTTTGATATTACATCTAATGGATATAATAAACAACAACCAACAGCAAGAGGAGTAAAAAATTATTCTGGTGCTTTAGGAGTAACTAAAAAATATTTTAATGACACTACACCTAATACTACAGGTATATTAGGTGCTTTAAACAATCTAGTTGTGTCAATTGCTAGTGGAGCTGCAAATGGTTCATTCCCTCAAGTAAACCAAACAGCAGTTGATTATAAAGGAGGATTACCAGCAGGTAATAATGGTACAATCAATTCACCAACAACTAGAAACTATCAAAACTTAGTAAATGCTATTTCAAAAAATAAAGCATTAAGCATAAATACTAATACCGGTAGAGCTAAAGGTTTAAATCCAACAGCTACTTCTTATCAATATTATGGTAAAAGAAAACTATCAGCAAACGATAAAACTATAGCACTGTATGATAATAGCTTAGAATTTGAAAGATACGACCCTGATATTATGACTATTGTTTTCCAAGCAATTGATCCCTTTGGAGCAGATTTAACAACAGGATATCACTTTCATTTCCCAGCTTATATAAAAGGATTTAAAGATAATTTTGATGCAACTTGGAATGAATACAACTATTCAGGTAGAGCAGAAAGTTTTTACACATATGGTAAGTTTAAACGTAATGTAAGTTTTGGTTTTGATATACCTTGCTTTAATAAAACTCAACTATACGAAAAACATAGAGCATTAGGTCAATTAGCATCTACAACAGCAGGTTCTTATAATAATGGTTTATTAGGTGGTGTTTTATTAAAAGTTAAAGTAGGAGGATATTTAAATAATGAGTATGCTATACTAAACAACATTAGCTATGATATACCAGATGATTCATCTTGGGAGTTAGATGGCACAGGTACTACTACAAATGAAAGTATTAATAGTAGAAATCAACTAGCAATGTACCTTAAAGTTAATGTTAGTTTAACTATTATTCATAATAGTCTTCCTCAATATAAAGTTCCTGATGTTAAAGGAAATGAAAAAGCAGGATTTTTTGGACATATATCAAACCCAATAGCACGAGGATTTTTACCTACTAAATATAAAACAACAGAAAAGTTTACATAAAATAATTTATGAATCGCTACGATAATACACCTATAAAAACTACATCACAAGGTAAAAGATTTTATAAACAAAAATTTTATCCTAACATACCATTATCCGATACGGATGAATATGTTATTACAACTATAGGAGATAGACTTGATACTCTAGCCTATTCTTATTATCGTGATAGTACCTTATGGTGGGTAATTTCTATGGCTAATAACAATGTTACTAAAGGATCAATATTTCCAGAACCAGGTACACAATTACGTATACCAACAAATTTAAACGCTGTTTTATCATTATATAACCAATATAATATAACCAGATAATGTTATGTCAATATTTCGCAATACACTTCAACCTTCTGTTCAAAAGCAATTAAAGGCTAGACAAAACGCTCTTAAATCAAGAACGCCAGACGCTATAATTCAAGCTAATTCTCGTAATTCTTGGATTAGAATGACATCTAGTGTTAATGTGGCTGGTAAAGATACTTTAGCTAAACAATATATTTTACAAGGTGGTGCATTAGTCAATGGAGTTTTAGGCCGTACTTCAAGATCAGGAGTTGGTAATCAAGCTCGTGCTTATAGTAATGAAAGCCCTTCAGGTAATTCATATAATGATCCTAATCGTAAGGCAGGAACAGCAGGCGTTAAACCAATGCCTGGTATTAAATCAATAGATATCAAATCTAAATCAGCATATGGTTCATTAAGAGAAGTAACAGTAAATTTTTCCTGTCATAATCTCCAACAACTAGAAGATTTAGAATTATTATACATGCGCCCTGGCTATACTGTATTAGTAGAGTGGGGGTGGACACCTTATTTAGATGAAAATGGTAAGATTAAAAATAATACTAAATTTTATGATGGTGTTTTAGATGGTGGAAAAACAAGAGAAGAAATATGGCGTGAAATATATAATCTCTCAGTAGAACAAGAACATAATTATGATGCAATGTATGGTTATGTTAAGAACTATAACTGGACTGCTAGAATGGATGGTGGATATGAATGTACAACAACTATTATTTCTATAGGTGAAATAATGGAGTCATTAAAAATAGGCTATCTTCCTTTTGATATAGATGGTGCTACAGAAAATAATATAGGAGATGATTCTGAACTTAGTCAAACACCCTCAATTATAGAAGAAACTAAAAATTTCTATTCAAAAAATAAATTAGCAGGGTTATGTAAAAGTTTATATAACATATGCGTTTCTAATTTTAGAGATTTTAATGGTAATCAATTTACATTTAACCCTAAGCTATCAGTTTCAGGAACTCCCTATAATATGTTTGTTTTTAGCTATGAGCAGTCAAATGTTCTTTCAACAGATGAATTTCAAAAAGGAAGCATACAAGGTTATATTACTTTAGAAAGTTTTATAGACATGTTGAATTCTTACATTTTATTACATGCTGGTAAAGATGAATCAAATAGTACTCCTATTATAACATTATCTACTAAAACAAATACATATGAAGTACGAGATCTTATTGCTGAACCTTTATTATGTTTAGCTCATCCTTTACAAGTATCTGTTGATCCAACAGTATGTCTTATTACTAGTAATTTGTGGGCTAAAGGTGTAAGTTTTGATAAAGTAAATAATGGAGCAGAAAATGGAAAACCTAGTCTTTATGATACTCAAGCCTTAGATATATATAATTTATTAGCAACTGTAGGAGGAGGCGACGAAGATCCAATAGGAACAAAACTATTACAATATATTGGGTATAATACCACAGATTATAATGATAATAATGCTAAGGAATTTGTAAGATCATTTACTAAAGTATATAGAGAAAAAGTATTAGCAAGTGCTACTGCTGGTGGTATCCGTCAATATCTTTTCAAATTATCTAATAACCTAATCCCACCAGGTAAAAAAGACAAATTAGGTTCAGGTAATACTACTTTTGATATTCTATTCAATGAGAATATAATTATAGAACAAGATAAAGAAAAATCTCAAATAGATAAAGAAGCAAAAGATCTTGCTGATACCGCTGCTGCTAAAGTAAAAGCAGGTTATGCTCCTTTTGGAGTACCATATTTAACAAATCTTCAAGCAAATAATAGTAATGTTTTTGAAAATGAAAATGAAACAGGAAAAATAGGTAATATATATCTCAATATTAATTTCTTGTACAGAATGTCTGTAGAATCTTCTATATTAGATTCAAAAACAAAAGATTTAAAATTATATGATTATCTTCATAAAGTATTAAAAGAAGTTCAAGAATCTATTGGTGGTGTTAATAATTTTGACATTCACGTAGATCCTATAGACAATAAACCTAGAATTATTGATCTTAACTATATAGATATTCTCTCAAAATCAAATGCTTATGACAAAGCATTCCAAATTGAAGCTCAAAATCTATCCGGAACAGTAAGATCATATAATTTACAATCTAAAATATTTCCTGAACAGGGAGCTATGATAGCAATTGGTGCTCAAGTAAAAGGTGGTAATGTTCAAGGTACCTCCGTTAATACATTACTTGATTTTAATAATGGTTTAGAAGATAGAATTATACCTAAAAAATTAGACCCCTCAATATCTAAGGTTAATGAAATAGCAACTGTTACTGCAAAATATGATAAATTAAAAAATAATATTAATAAGATTAAAGATTTTTTCTTTCCTAAACCTAAAGACTCTACTGACACTACAACTCCTTCAAACAACCAATCTTTAGCTTCAGAATATAAAAATTCATTAAAAGATCTTATAATATATTTTCAAGAAGTTGTAAAATCTAACACTAATGGAAGGTCAATTATACCTGTACAGATATCTCTTACAATGGATGGTATTGGTGGTTTAGTTATAGGTCATCTATTTAAAATCCCACCAGATTTACTACCTAGAGGATATGGTAGTGATACTATAGGAGGAAAATTAATTCAAACAATAACTGAAATTAGTCATAAAGTTGAAAATGGTGATTGGACTACTACTATAGGTGCTTTAAATATTGTAACAAGAGATTCATTTACAGAAAATAATCTTGACTTTAATGATCTACTTACTGAATCAAAAACAGGAGAATTTAAAGTTAAAACTCCACTAATTGCAAATCAAACAGGCCCTTGGTCAGAACGTGCTTTTAATATAATAAGTAGTTTTGAAGGATTTTTAGATAAAGCAAAACTTGATACTGATAATAAATTAAGAGGAGGATATGGTTCACCTAAAAAATTAATAGATGGTAAACTTGTTGATATTAATGCAAACACAACATTTACTCGAGAAGAAGCAAAAGCTACTTTAATAGAGTTAATTGCAACTGATTATGGACCTAAAACAGTAAGAGCTATAGGTATATCAATATGGGGTAAATTATCCCCTAATCAACAAGCGGCTCTTGTTAGTTATGTTTACAACGCAGGCCCTGGGGCTTTAAGTTATTCTGGTGTTACTAAAAATTTACAAGCAGGAAAACTAGATTTAGCTGCTCAAAGCATAGCAAACGGCCCTATTACTGCTAATGGAGTAAAATCAGATGGTTTAATATCAAGAAGAAAACAAGAATCAACATTATTTTTATCATCATAGAATATGAGAATACCATTAAGTAAAATATCAACAGGAAATACAAAAGGCAAAGAATATGTTTTAAAAACATCAGGAAACTTTTATGTAGGAAATTTTTACAAAATATATGGAACTTACTATTCAGGATCAAACTATAACCCAGATATAACACCAGAGGAATTAATACCTGTAAAGAAAAAAGCAATAGATAATCCTAATAGTTTTTTATATAATGTTTTAGCAGGTGCTAAAGCAGGACTTAATGTTAGATCTGTGTCTACTAGACCAACCAAATCAGCAGCATTAGCCTCTATAGCAGAAGCTAATAAACAAGGGTTTATACCTGTTGTGGGTGTTAATCCTGATGCTGATAATGAATCTATACAAAGCAATTCTAATGAAATTCAAACGTCATCTACCCCTACTGAAGTTAAAAGATACTTTTTTAGAAAAATTATTAGAATGACTAAAGACGGTCCTGAATATAAAATTGGAGAAATGAATGAAGAAGAATACAATAGTAAAAAGAAATCACTTGTACCACCCGCTTATGTTGTTGCTATAGTTAGCGAAACGCGAATACCAGGAGATCCTCCTTATTTTAACACAGATGAATTAGATAAAGCAGAAAGAAAAATACCTGGTTTAAAGCAGTTTTTGGGAATCACAGAATAAGATATTATCTTTAGGATAATAAAAAGGTTATGTTTTACATTATTGAGAAATCATCTCAACTACAACAATTATCATTTGAGGATTGTTTTGTTAGGTTCATTCCTTTCAACAACAATTTTCATCCTGCACTTACTGAATTAAGTTTAGTCTATGTTAGACCACTTGATAGTAAGAAAGGATACATACTGTGTTTAAATCATAACGAATCACTTTCATTAAATAAAGATGAAGTATTTACTTGGTTAAATGATTTAGGTAAAATATGGGTATTAGATAAAAAACAAGCATTACATCATTACTATTCAGATAAATTATTCGACGTAAATTTCCTCGAACCTGTTGACATAAAATCGTTAGACAACGCGTGCATTAGCTACTACTATAGCAAGCACAATACGTTGTCTAACGTTAACTGTTTAATTCCAATTAGTAAGCATTATGAAATGTGTGAGACAATATTCAACATGGCGTTGCCTATTATCAAACAATATACACTAAACAACACATCGTTTCAATTTAATAATTTTCGCACGGCAAATGTGTTTTATAATATCGAAATCAGCGGCATTAAGGTCGATAAAAACTGCTTTATTGAGCATTACCAGGGGAAATTAATAAACCCTCAATTCAATTTAAATCGCAGTAAAATATACACTCAATACAATCTATATACCACCACGTCTCGCCCATCTAATACGTTTAATAGCATTAACTTTGCAGCATTAAATAAAGATAATAGCGAACGTATGTGTTATCGTCCAGAAAACGATAAATTCATCGAATTAGATTTTCAGGGGTATCATCCACGATTAATCGGTGAGATGATTGGATTTGATTTTCCTAAAGATAAAAA